TCAGCGTGCGAGCTTATCGTTAAGCATCAGCACCTGTTCGCCATTCATTTCTTCAATCCACGCACCGTAGACTTCATAAACCATTTGCGCGTTTTCATGCCCCATCTGGCTGGCTATGAAAGACGGGTTAGCGCCGGCAGATAAAAGCCAGCAGGCAAAAGTATGCCGCGTATGGTACGGATTCCGGCGGCGAATACCAGCACGTTTTACAGCTGCGTTGAATCTCGCACCTATGCTCGATAAAGAGTAGTAGGCTTTCTGTTCTCCCTTGCGCATCCGGGGTATGAAAACGAATCGCAGACTTTGATGTTCCACTGCGCCATACTCGCGATGATTAAAGACAATTTCGGTTTTAGACTGCAGCGCCGTCAGCTTGCGTTGCGCTTTCAGGGCTTCAAGTGCCGGCTCTAAAAGGGTGATAACCCGGTTACCTGCTTCGGTTTTTGGTGGGCCGAACATGCCCAACGCATTAAGATTGCGCTGTATATGAGCCGTACCTTTTTCCCAGTCGATATCTTCCCAGGCAAGAGCTGCGAGCTCTCCATGACGGACACCAGTATAAACTGCGAACGTCCACATATTGAGACTTTGGCCACGCTCGGATTCCGCAAGCAAACTAAACTCCTGCTTCGTTAAAGGGTCCGGTTTTACTTTCCCTTTGTGTAGTTTCTTGATCCCTTCAAAGGGTTTGCCACTGATAAAGCCAGATTTGTGTGCAAACCGAAGAAGGGAGCACAGAAGCGATATATAGTTGTTCACGGTACGCACAGTGCGTCCCTGTTTGTTACTTCTTGGATTTGCCAGGTAAAGTGTCTCACCGTTCAACAGCTCCTTCCTGTATTTAAGAATGTCGCTGTGGCGTATAGTTGAAACAGGCGTATCTCCGTTAATGATGTGCATTAACGTACCGAGTTGTGAGCGAGTCTTACGCATGGTATTCGCGCTAATTTCGGTTTCTTTAATGCTCGTCCACAGTTCACACAGCTCTGAAAAGGTTTGAACTGAAACAGTGGTTACGGTTTTTTTTGCTCTGGACGATGAAGGAAAGCGCTGGTGGTAATCAAACTCTCCAAGGTTGATCTCACTAACGATCACAGCCCGAAGATTCCCGGCTTTTTTGATGTTCGCCGGGGTGTTAATCCAACCTTTGAGAATTTCGCGGCAACGCTTTCCCCGGTACATAAACCAGATACAAATCTTATTGTTTCTGATTTCGACACCTGTAGGCAAAGCTGCCATCTTACGCATCCCTTATTAACTGATTAATTCTCGGATAGTTGTACCAGGTTGTGCCACGCAAGGTTTTTTCTCCAGATGGGGATACCCGTTTAAAATGGACACCTTCCACCCAACAGCCCTGACGATACTTCTCAATCTGTCGTTCGGTCAGGCCTGTTTTTTCTGTGAGCCTTGCGCCAACAACCCATTCTTCGTTAAAAATTACCTGCGACATGGTTCACCTCAGGTAACCGGCATGAGTATAGATATGCCGGTCTGTAGTCGTTGATATTTCAGTTTCAGTTTGCCTGGCCGGGCAGGGAACGCAATCGGCGCATGCCGGTCATTGCTGTGGCCACGTAGCTTGCCTTGCAGTTGACAACTTCAACCCAGACCTTCACGCCTTCCACTCTCACCGTATAAGTCTCTTTCATCTTGCTGCGCCCATAGTCACCGTATCTTTGCTGGTGGGCTGCGAGTGCGATTTCACATGCCTGGCGAGCCAAAGGGGATTGCTTACTGCCACGATTAATCAGTCGCATTTCTTCTCCTTGAGGGAGGGGTTCCCCTCCCGATCTCGTTAGTCCACGTATTCCGGTTTCATATCCGCCAGGGTGATGCTGAACTGACCATGCAGTTCGTCGCCCAGATGGCGTTTCGACGATGCAAGAACGCGCTCTACCTCTGCGAACCGCGCAGCTGCATCGGGTTCATCTGAAGGTGGCAAGGAATTGATGGCTGCTTCGACTTTGTTCCGTGCATCAACCAGGTAATAACGCTTCACGGCCTTGTTTTTCAGCTCAGTGAACAGCGCAGAACCCAGCGTTGCTTTCATGGTTTCAATATCTGCGCGCAGAGCTTTAGCGCTATCCACATCCTGAGCCGCCTCGATGCGGTCACGAAAATCATCAGCAAGTGCATCGATGTTATGAGCTGATTCCTGAGCCGTTTGAGTGGTAGTGACGTTGTCACCTGAAATGTCTGCAAGGCTAACGTGCTGCGCCGGTGCCGGATTTACCTCTCGTTCTTCACGGCGATCATCCAGTTCATCGGGGGTATAAACACCCAGAATCACATCCGGGCAGAAAAGTCTCGCCCAGCGTTTGACGGCCAGGTACGCCAGCTGCTGGCGGGGGTCGTCAGCGCGCTGATAGCTTCGTACTCTTCGCGGGTTAAGTGGTGGCGCAGTTCGTTGGCGGTGAACTGGGCGAGTAGCTGCTTCCGGAACGGCATACGAACGACTGGATAACGAGTGGTTTCGTCATCATTCTCGTCAATCTGGATACCGTTATCAGGTTCCAGAACCTGATCGGTTGTAACGTCGGAGTTGCTGGTGCTTTCTGATTTGAGAAGTGTAAGCTTTCCGCTTCTCCACTCTTCAACTAACTGATTGCGGTCGCCAGCATCTGCCCTCGCCCAGTCAGCCATGAATGCAGCGATAACATCAGCTTCGTGCGTTTCATCTGGCACGAATACCTGCTTAATCGCCTGAATCAGTTTCCATTCAGCGTTGAGGCTGAGTTCGGCAACTTCAGGGATGCCGTTCTTCGCCAGCAGCAGGTTATGGAGATAAGTGTTGCCTTCATCCAGTGACATTTCGCTGGCAGCCAGTTGCTGCTCTTTAGTGATGTGTGACTGGTATTTGTCGCTGGTCAGATGGACGGCAAAACGTACCGCTGGAGCGCGATTTTCAAGCGGGATACTTTCGACGGTAGTTTCGACATTAACGGACGTTTCCGGTGCCGCTGTATTGTCCATGGCTCCAGTAGACTCAGCACCAGCCTTTGGCAGCCAGGTGCGTCCATCGTCCTGCAGTTCGTAGCGTTTGCACCAGGTGTAATCTACTGTGCTTTCTTGAGGCAGATCATTGTAAACAGGGAAATCGGTGCGAACAGGTTTGGCGTAATCCTTACCGCGTCCGGTTTCAATACCAGCATCTTCCAGCTCAACATCGAGCTGCAGGTTGGCACGGGCTTCTGATTTCGCAGTGAACCAAATCACTGCGTCTTCTTTGCCAGATTTCTGCGTAGCCTTAACTACATAGAAAAATTCCATGTGAGATCCTCTTTTTTGGATGTAAGATCCCTGGGCCAGAGATAGCGCCCATTGGGTGAACTTTGGTTTTTTAAGTAGTATTCCGGTGTAACTTTGGTCGGGAGCACCGGACGTACGGGCCGCCTTGCGCGGCTTTTACGTTATGCCTCGTGGGCCATCTGGTCGTACGAAGCACAACGTTCAGAGCAGTATTCTTTTTCTTTGCGCGCCAGCTGTGAGCCGTTGCGATAGAGAAGGGTGCTTTTGACTACTTTCTCCGGTTCAACCGGCTTGCCGCAGTACCCGCATTTCTTTGAGTTACACATCTGGATTCCCCTTTTGCGCCAGCAGGTAGCACAAGCGGCGAAGAATCACTTCGAACAAGTTAAGTTTTACGGCCTGCTGCCGTCTTGGTTTGCGTGCGAAATCAATCATTCTCACCTCGTTTGCCTTATCGCCGGCCAGCGGAACGTTTACACCTGATGCGCGTTAATCTCTCCACCTCATCCGACTCTTCGTATGCCGTCGGCGGCTACTTCGTGGGCGTCCTGCCTTGGTGGTTCGTAGTGCGTCTTGGTGAGATTGATTAAACACAATGTTTAAACTCGTGTCAACAAAATGAGTATTTTCATATAAACAAAAAGTTTATTTATGGTTTGTCAGTCGTGAGATTTGTGAGTTTGAGGCGCAAAAAATTAACGGAATGGTACAGACCGGAGAGAGAGGGAGGTTTTACATTGTGGCGAGTTGATAGGGTAGGATAGCCACAAACCCGGTATGGTGGCCGGGTTGTAGGTTTAGGCGGGAAGGTATAAATATGATTGCGGTGGCTTTATGTTTTGGCCTAATGAGGAAATCGGCATAGGATTCTCAAATCTTTCCACATCGCCTACCTTTATAGCATATGCCTTTTCCCTTCCAAAGTAATAGCTATCAAAGAATTTTTTGGATATCCCTGCATAGTCTTTTGTCTTTTTCCATACAGCTTCAGGTTCGTCTGATAAAATGTAGTCGATTGAAAATTGCCCCACAACTTTACCTAGCGGCATTGTTGCATATATTACAACAGTGCTAATTTCCTGATTTTTAAAAATCCCTTTGCGGAACTCGAACCTCTTAGTTCCGTTTAGTATTTTTTCAGCGAATTCAGGTTTAATCGACAATAAAACTTTCATTAATGCAGCCCAATTCTAGAATTTCATTAAATTGCCGGTCAGTGAGTTCAAAATTGCCCCATCTGCCATTGCGGTCTCCAGTCAAACCGACTTGATCAAGCAGCATTGCACGATTAGGACGTTTTTGCAATGCAATATTATATGTAAATCTAACAATATAAGGCAATTTCTTAGAGCGATAAAAATCCCGTAATTCAGGCTCTGAGAACACGCTAAATTTACGGCATTGATCTACAAAAGAATTTTCATCAGTAAAGCTGGTGATTAGTCGTACAGATTCTACTACACATATAGAACTGGCCACTGATCTGTAACGCGCTGAACCCTGTCCATCGGTCATGCGATAAATAACGATAATATCTCCTCGATTCATGTTCTGAACCGAATGCATAGCACATATGTATATTTTGTGAATGCTGTTTGTATGAGAGACGTCGCGAACCACGTCGGGAGATTCATTAATCAGTTTGGAGTCAGGAAAGAGTCTTGTATGATACTCAGGTTTGATTGCAAGGATAAATTTCTTTTTGTTCCTTGGTAAAACCAAAGGGTAGTCAAGCAATACATCGCCGTAAATATCATTTAAGTTACGGGCATAAACAAACTCTTTGCCGTTTTGAGTTTCTTTTTCCCCATGAATATAAAAACCGTAAGTTTGAAACAATTTTACAAGGTGCTTGTGTTTTTCAAAAACAGTTACATATATATCATCGGAGTTAGAGTTAAAGGCGTGGTCGAATGCTTTCTTTAAAAAGCGTTGTCCTCTTAAGGTGCCTTTTGATTCAAATTTAAATGTTCCGATTTTCAGGTGTTTACCTTTAGGTAGAGCTGGAGATATATCTCCAGCATCATCATCTTCCTTCAGGTACATGAATCCTTCAATGTTAAAATTCTCATCATAGAGAACATAAGCAAAATCACCATTCCTTGCTTTCTTGTTCATCCATTCGGGGAATTCTTTATAGTCTTCCTTTAAGCTATCAAAGAAAGGATCGTCATGGTTAAAATCAGAAAACCTTTGAAATTTAAGACTATCCATATCTTTACTCCCAATGATTTGATTCAGTTTTTTTAAGTCATTGATGGGACAATTTATGTTTATTTCGGGGTTCCAAAAACTTCGCGCAACCAGAAAACTCTAATCCTCTTGCGATCGGATTCGACCTTTCATGTACTTTTCATACAACTCGTCCAGCTCTTTCAGACGAAGCGCAAAGATACGGAGCATGTTCTGTTGCTCTTCTTCTGGAAGTTGACGGTATAGCTCCAGTAGACGTTGTTCGTCAGGCTTTAGTCCGTCCTTCTCACCGACATCTTGACCAAGAAGCCACTCAAGGCTTACCCCAAGAGCATCCGCTAATTTTATCGCTGAGCTTTTCCCAATGGTCCCACGAACGAACCAGTTATTGACCGACTGAGCACTGACGCCGCAAATGCGGGCCATGTCAGATTTGGTCAATTTCTTCAGTTCAAGGACTTCGTTAAGTCTCTGAACTTGTGGGTGGTTAATCTGATGAGTTTTTTCTTTCATGGACGAATTCTAAACCAAAAGTTTATTAGCTCAATATTCAAAATGTTGACATTCAGATAAACAAAATGTTTAATCTAGCCGTTACCAATGGAGCAAATTATGAAAGCAATTGATAAAGCAATTACCAAAGCAGGAACAGCTTCACGATTAGCCAAACTCCTGACCGTAAGTGCAATGACAATCAGTCATTGGCGAAATAGATATAAGGGCGTGGTTCCTGCAGATCGTGTCCTGCCAATTTACTCAGTAACCGGAGTAACCCCCCACGAACTGCGCCCCGATCTCTACCCAAACCCAACCGACGGTTTACCTAAACAGGAGCCTTAAAAATGCAAACTGTTTCATTTCATCAGAGTAGCAGAGCTTCCTCTAATCCTCTGATATTCCAGTGTCATCAAAGCGAATATGCAGCGCAGGATATTGATCATCGTGATATCTGCTCTGCGGTCCGAGCCTGGGCCGCGGCAGAAGGGCGCATAGTTGTCGCTCTTCAGATCCAAGAATCGGCAGAAGAACTTCAGCTTAATGGCGTGGACTTCTCAGGCCAGGCCGATGTCTGGAACGTGAAGCTGTTCCGCTGGCTCGACAACAAAGAAGACTCCGCATCGTACCGAAAGAACGTCGAACAGCTGGTGCCAGCGATCATGTCCGTATTACCGCTTCGATACCGCGACCGTGTCGTAAAGAACGACTCGTTTGCGTATCGCATGGCCAGACTGGAAAAAGAGGTGAGTGAGGCGAAGCAAGCTCTGATGCTCGATGCACCGAAAAAGGAAAAGCTGAAGGAATTAGGCGAGGGGATTTTCGAAATGTTCAGAGTCGATCCTGACCTTACGGCACCTCTGCTGGCGATGGTCACAACCATGCTGGGGGCAATGTGAATACTTCAGAAAAGGCGAAAGCCGCGGTGCTCGAACACCAACGGCTTTCAGGTGCAAAAACGGAGTGTAATTGCGGAGCTAAGTATGTCAAACACAGCTGAAATTATCAATTTCCCCCACAGAACCGAACAACCGGGAGGTCGTATGGCCGACCTGTCGAACGGGTATACCAAGGTCGCTAACGAGATCCAACAGCTCAAGCCTCGTCTGAGAATGTCAGGCCGGGAGTGGCAATGTTTTGAGGCGGTGATCTGGCTTACCTACGGCTGGAACAAGAAACAGGACCGTGTTACGAACACGGTTATTGCTGAGCTTACAGGGCTGAGTGATTCCCACGTTTCTGATGCGCTCAAGTCACTCGCAGGACGCAAAATTATCTTCAGTCAGAAACAGGGCGTGATGAAAACGGTCGGTATAAATACTGACCTTTCAGCCTGGATTTTAGACAAACCGAAAACGGGAAAAGTCTTCCCGAAATCGGGAAAAGTGTTACCGAAAACGGGAAAAACCTTCCCGGAAACGGTAGACACCCAAGACTATAACAAGAACAATATTAAAAGATCCTCGTCTCGGAATTCTGACGAATCCCGAAACCAGAAAACTCAAAAGTTTCTCTCACGCCACCCAGAAGCTGCCGCCGGGATATACACCCCGGCGGGTAAATCATGGGGATCCGCTGACGACCTCAAGGCCGCTCGCTGGATTTACGACAGGCTTCTCACCGTCAACGCATCGCTATCCGAACCCAACTGGGCTGAATGGGCAAACACCATCAGGCTGATGCGCGTCCAGGACAAGCGTACTCACTACGAAATCTGTGACCTGTTCCAGTGGGCCAACCGGGACGAGTTCTGGAAAGACAACATCCTGAGCCCTTCGAGTCTGCGCAAGCAGTGGGATCAGCTCACTACCAAGCGGCTGCGTGCAACCGGAACGGCAAAACCTTCCTGGGGCAACATCGACCTGCATAACACTGACTGGATTGACGGGGTGCTGGAATGAAAAACCTTGCCGAGAGTATTCGCGATTTTGACCGGGAACAGGCTCGCCGGGTAGCGCACAACATGCCTGAGCAGTACACCGAACGCGAACAAACGCAGCAGGTGGCTCAGATTATCAACGGGCTGTTCGTACAGCTGGCGGCCGCGTTCCCGGCAAGCCTGGTTAATCGCAGCCAGGAAGACGTGAACGAGATCCGCCGTCAGTGGGTGCTGGCCTTCAAAGAAAACGGGATCAACACCTTGGACCAGGTCGAAGCCGGGATGCGCATGGTACGCCGTCAGGAACGCCCATTCCTGCCTTCGCCGGGCCAGTTTATCAAGTGGTGCAGGGAAGGGCGCTGTGTGCTGGGGATCACCACCGCTGACGTCATGGCTGAGTACTGGAAATGGCGTAAGCTGGCGTTCCGGTATCCGAGCAGTGAGCAGTATCCGTGGCCGAAGCCGGTTTTTTACCACATCTGTCTGGAACTGCGGCGTCGCGGAACTGATGGCCAGTTGAGCCACAAAGAACTAGAGCGCGAAGCCAGTGACATTCTGGATATGTGGGAAAAGCGGGTGCTGGCCGGGAAACCGATTCCGCCTGTACGTAGAGCGCTGGCGGCGCCAGTATCGCCAAAGGGGCCAACTCCAGTCGAGCTTTTGAAGGCTAAATATGACCGGATGAAGGCTGGTGGGAGGGGGTAAGTGTACCAGCAAAGATTCTGAAGACTCGTACCGCACAACGAATGAGTTAAAGGCTTTATCTCCATCGAGTGTTATAACCGAGTAACAAGTCGCCTCCTCTGGCGACAAAGAGGTATCAAAATGAGATTAAGAATCACGAGAGCAATCAGCCTCAGCAAATTCTCGCCACGTTGGGTTAAGACTATCTGTTTACGGCTAATTAAAAACGATATTGAGCGCTCCCCAGGAAAACCAGTGGCAGGGATGAAGTAATTTTGTATGTAAAGAGTTGTGACATAAATTTCCCTAAGCTAATGAAGGTTGTAATGCACATGGATAATTTGAAGAGATTTTCAGCGGAACGTTTCATTTAGACAATTGAGTTTTTTCTGCATTCAGGGGGGCAGATTGCGTGTGGGAGAAGATGCCCACTAAATGGTTTAGTGAGGCGAAAAAATTCTTTTTCTATAAGACTTAGTGGGTTATTAATGATATTCGAGGAATTGCCTTCTGGATTCATCCTCACCAACATACTCAAAAGATAGAAGACGAATTGGGATTAAGTTATAAAACCAATTGCAATCATTTCGTTGAATAACTTCGCCTGGCTTGAAACATATCCCTGATGCTTCCCGAACAATTGCATATTTACCATTGCTAAATCTCACTCTGTGGATACAGAAATGTTGTCCGATCTGTCCATGACAGCTTTTCGAAAGAATATCTCCTTCAATAAAAACAGATTTTTTATCTTTCATCATAATGCCCTCTACTACTATACAATAAAAGGAATGTTGGCATTTACTGATATCAGTTAAGTAGCAGGAACTGATCATCCGCCGATGCACCAGCATTCTGATGGCCTGAACAACAGTCCGCAGGCAGGACATTCCAGAATAGCATTTTTTCTTAGTTTACCTGCTTTCTGATTGGCTCTGTATGCGCATACCGGGCAAGCAACATGGACCGGTCTTTCTTTAAAATGTCTAAGTCCTTCTGTAAATGACATAAAATAACCTCTGAAAAATATAATATTTATTATACGCTTTAAAATATAAATTATCGGGTTAAGTTATGAATATTTATTGCTGAATAAAACATGAGCTTTTAGAAAACAACTGTTTGATTTATGTTACAATATCCTTCCATGAGAAATTTATGATGAAATCAGAAGACACTCTTGACTGGTACCCAGCGCAGTTGCCACCAGTAAAAATTATGTTAGGTGAAGCAGTGCTTTCTGTGGGTAAACAGGGAAGGCCGATTAATACACGTACCTTGCTCGAGTATCTTCAAGTCATGCAAGGTAAGCAAAAAAGACGTGATGATAAAGTTGCTATGCAGACTGCGATTGAAGTGCTTAGAGACAATCAGCGCATTAACGGTAGGCGTTAATGCGCTCTTAAGATCCCTTAGTTCTGAGTGATCTCTACTATGTGTCTTTGACCATCCTGCTTTAAAGGTATTCGGTCATCAGACAGTTCGATACCATCTAGTATGACCTGATACTCCCCGTTGCCACGTGTAATGGTAATCTCATAATAACTTTCGTCATGTTGATACGTCAGAGAAAAAGACTCCCACTCTGCTGGTAACAGGGCATGTATGGTCAATACATCACCGGAACGTTTTATGCCCATCAATTCTTCTGTAAGAAGACGATAGGCCCAACCCGCTGATCCGGTGTACCAACTCCAACCTGCACGTCCAGTATGTGGCGCGATGCTGTAAACATCTGCACTCATTACGTATGGTTCTGCTCTGTAAATCGCAACTTCTTCGTCAGTAGACGTGTGGTTTATTGGATTGATCAGTGACCAGAGTTGCCACGCACGCTCTGCATTTCCCATTCGGGCAAATGCCATCACGGCCCAGATAGCACCATGAGTATATTGCCCGCCATTTTCACGCACACCAGGCACATAACCCTGAATGTAACCGGGATTTGGTCCGTGTCCATCGAATGGAGGCGAAAGTAGCTTTATCAACCTAGATTCGGAGTTTACCAAATGCTTGTCCAGAGCTTGCATTGATTTACCGGCACGTCCACAGTCTGTCGCACCGGATAAAACGGACCAACTTTGAGCTATTGCATCAATCCGGCAATCTTGAGAACTTTTGGATCCTAAAGGCGTTCCATCGTCAAAATATCCACGCCGAAACCATTCCCCGTCCCAGGCTGTCGCATTCAGATTTTTTTGCAAGTGTTCCGCCTCCGTGCGACACAGCGATGCTACAAGCTTATCTTGCTGACGCTCAGCGAGTGTCGCGAAACGCTTTAAAATGTCGAACAGGAAGAACCCGAGCCAAACGCTTTCACCTTTTCCTTCGATGCCGACCCGGTTCATCCCATCGTTCCAGTCGCCAGCGCCTATTAGCGGCAGACCATGTTGTCCAAAACGAAGCCCATGCTTAATGGCTTTAACGCAGTGTTGCCATAGCGTCTCTTCGGTGTGGCTGATTAGTGGTGTATCGTAAACGGACTCTTCTCCAGGCTGGAGCTGACGTCCTTCCAGATAAGGAATCATCAGCTCTAGTATTCCGATATCCCCAGAAGTGTCGACGTAGTGACTGACGGCGAGCGGGAGCCAGAGAAAATCATCTGAACATCGCGTGCGTACGCCGCTACCGTGAGGTGGATGCCACCAGTGCTGCACATCGCCTTCAATAAACTGTCTTGACGCACATAGTAATATTTGGTCGCGTAGGCGTTCCGGTGCAGCGTGGGTCAGTGCTAATGTATCCTGGAGTTGATCGCGAAAACCAAATGCGCCACCCGATTGATAATAACCACTGCGCGCCATGAGACGACAGGCCATTGTCTGATATAGAAGCCAACCGTTAACTAGCTTATCAACTGAATGGTCTGGTGTATTGACCACTATCTTATCCAGCATGCGGTGCCAGTGACGATGGACATTGTCCAACTCCTGTCGAACGATATTTTCATCCAAATAATGATCGAGTATAGTCTGAGCCCGGGCGGAGTTTTCCTCGCTGCCGAGTACAAAAATGAAGGTCTTCTGATCACCGTCAATTAGGGTGGTAACAGACTGAACTGCACCGCATGGATCCAAACCAGCGCCCGTATTTCCCGATAAGCTGCGAAGCTTCATTGCGGCCGGTTTTTGCAAAGAGCCATTGCGGCCAATAAACTCTCGGCGATCACCTGTCAACGAACAATGAGGATCGTTGACAGCGAAAAATGCAATGCGTCCTTCGCCGTTAGCTCCGTAAAAGTTATTTGCTGTAACTCCACTACCACCCGGCACGACCACCGTATGTGTAACGATATGGGGAGCAGAACGCGAGCGTGATTCCCCAAGCGTCCACTCTACGTACCCTGTGACCGATAATTTGCGCGTGCGGCCTGAATTGTTACTAAGCGTCAGAAGTGCCAACTTAACAGGATCGTGTTCGCCAACCAGTATTGTCAACTCGCTATCTATACCACTATCGCGGTGCGCGAATACGCTGTAGCCAAAACCATGACGGGTTAAATAATCCCCGCGGCCACGTACAGGTAACGTCGTGGGTGACCATACCGTTCCGCTCTCTTCATCACGAATATAAAAAGCCTCACCGCTACGGTCGCTTACTGGATCGTTTTCCCAGGGAGTTAAACGATATTCATGAGCGTTCTCATACCAACTGTAAGCCTGTCCGGCTTCTGAAATGACGCTACCAAAACAGGAGTTTGCCAGCACATTTGACCAAGGGGCCGGCGTTGGAACATTTTCCTTCAGGATAATCTGATACTCCCGTCCATCCTCTGAAAACCCTCCATGCCCATTGAAGTTGAACAGATGTTCTATATGCGGCGTCCAGTCTTCCTGTCGATTGCTTCCCTCAGTGACAAAAGATACAAATGGCCTTTGCGGTTTAATTGGCGAGTGGAGCCGCTGATTAAGTTGCTCGTTTAGCCCGCCGGCGCGATCGTCAAGATACATACATGCAACGCTCATCAACAATTGCTTATCTTCAGAAGACAAATGCTCCCCGTTACGGACAAAAATGCCGCCCGGTTTATCCAGCAGGCTGGCTTCTGAACCGGCATAGATTAAATCCATAATCAGTGTTTGAAGGGCCTGCTGATAGCCACCTGCGCTGTTATTGAGGATAACAAGATCCACTTCAAGCCCTTTTAGTCGCCAGTAACGATGAGCCTGAATCAGTGTAGTGATAGAGGTCATACTCTCATCGCTGGTCACGCTATGCAGTACAATCGGTAAATCACCTGAAATACCCCAGCCCCACAGTCCGGACTGACCGCGGCGGTTACGGCTTATGACTTGATCGTCGGCGCGTAGTTCGTGACAGGGATAGAGCACAGCACTAGCGAGTCGGTTAAACAGCGTTGCGTCATCTTCGCTGGCATTTATCTGCCTTAGCACTACCAGACTGTGCGACCAGGCAAGCTCAAAAACACGCTCAGCGATTGGGTAATCACGGTATTTTTCTAATAATGCCTTGCTTTGCTGACGGCTCTCACTGATGCCATAAACGATATCAATCGTTATCGGAATACCTGGCATGAGTCTCACAACTTGTCGGATCGCTAGGACAGGATCCAGCACGGCACCGGAAGTATTGCTGAGCGGCCCGTTAGCATAGATAGCAGCGGCATCAGCCTGACTTCTGCCCCTTCCAATAAACTTAGCTCGGTCTGTTTCAAACGAGGCTTCATTATGATCATTGCTATGCACCACCATCATGTGAAACAGAAATGGGCTCGGATCATCTGGAGAACGCGGTCGTCGATGGCAAAGAATAGCGTCCCGACTGTGATCAATCTCAGTTTCGATGAACAAATTACTGAATGCCGGATGCGCTAGATCACTGGTTTCTGGAGCAATCACCACTTCAGCATACGTTGTTAGCTCGAGCGTTCGCGGTAGACGGCCATGGTGTACCAGGGTGACACGCCGCAGCTCTATATCATCCTCCGGGGAAACCACAACCTGTGTCCTAACGCTAAGGGCTCCGAAGGTACGCCTGAATTCTGCGCCTGCGTCGGTGAAGATTATCTCATCGCTGCTGTTCGCATTTCCGCCCATGGGCTGCCAAGTATTGCTCCATACCTCATTCGTATGCGGATCACGGATATAACAGAACGATCCCCAGTTATCACGAGTTGTATCGCTGCGCCAGCGGGTAACTGAAATCGAATTCCAGCGACTGTATCCTCCACCACCTGGCGTCAGCATCAAGTGGTAATGCCCATTTGAGAGCAGCTGTATTTCCGGAGTAGGGCTGTCTACATGACTGAAAACTCTCGGTTCATATCGCACCGGTTTAACCCTTCCTTCATGGGATTCAAAATGACGGCGAGGGCTGTAAAGATCGACTGCATCCGGGACGCGTTCCTGCAATAGAAGATTCGCCGACATAAAGGTGGGGCTTGCCATAAATCGCTCGTTCATTGGGGCATCAAGCAGGATATGCGCTAGCGCCTGGAATCCCATCCCTTGGTGGTGTGCCATCCAGGACTGTACAACCGCGTACAGTTGCCCGGTAGCAAGCCGTGATGGCGTGTAGTCCAGCGCTTCATAAAACCCGTATTCGCCATGTGCTCCGCTCTGCTCCAGTCTAAGTAAGTTTTCGCAGGCCTTCTGGGGGTAAACGAGCAGAGCCAGTAGTGTTGCATACGGCGCGACTACCATATCGTCCGCTAGTCCTCGGCGAAGACCGAGTCCAGGTACCCCAAATGCCTGATACTGATAATTACGCTGGACATCAAATGCATGATAGCCGGACTCAGAAACGCCCCATGGTACGCCACGTTCCTTGCCCCAGTTAATCTGACGTTTCACCGCGGATTTGCCCATTTCATCAAGCAAACTGCCGCGCCAGTTTGGCATCACAAGATTTGGCATCAGGTATTCAAACATCGAGCCGCTCCATGACATCAACGAGGTTTCATTGTCGATATTGGTGAACAACCTTCCCAACGCATACCAGCTTTTTATCGGAAGCTGATTTGTCGCGATAGCGAGATAACTTGTCAGCCTGATTTCAGAGGGCAGAAGGTCATAGTGGCTTTTATCGGCGGTATTTGTGTCGCAGTTATATCCGACACTGAGCAGGCTGGTAGCTTCGCTGTAGAGAAAGGCAAAATCCATTCGCGCATGGTCATTTAACCTCTTTTCAAGTTCGCTGATGATATCCAGCCGCAAACGGGCGTGAGTAATAACTGATGCAGGAGGCGTTCCTTCTCCGGTATCGGTACTCTGCGCCAACCAGCTTAGTGTTGGCAATGTCTCGCTTGGGTATGTAGGGGGTAACCACGCGAGTAGATGTGACCATTCGTGGCATAATTCAACCAACTGATACTCCAGATGCTCGGCCCAGCGCACCACAAGATCACCTTCCTGCTGACTCGCAGCGGTAAGATGTTTGCACTGAGTACGCATTTTTTTAAGTTCGCTGTAAAGAGCTCCCGAAGGAAGTTCCACTGAGCTGAAACACTGCTTTTGAAGCTCTTTAAGCGTATCCGGTGCCCCTAGCCCCCAGTGTTTTTCAAGAAGAACTAATGTATCGTTTAACCCTGCAAGTATTCTTTCGCCATTCAAAATCGGCTGGTTTCGCATGGCTAATAACCCTTCACGCAGAGTCAATAGATGTCCAGCCATATTACCGCTATCCACGCTTGATACGTAACGCGGACTGAGCGGCGCAAGTGTTTGAGTGTCATACCAGTTATATAAATGACCACGAAAATGTTCCATATTATCAAGAGAGTCGAGCGTGAGCGTTATGCGTTGTAAGACGCTGCCGCCTGGCAAATAGCCAAAATCCCAGGCAGTAAGGTTAGCCAGTAGTGATAACCCAATGTTGGTAGGGGATGTACGGTGCGCGATTGTCGGCTGCGGTATTTCCTGATAATTATCGGGGGGGAGCCAATTTTCTTTCGCTGTGGCGAAGGTCTCAAAAAAAGACCATATTTCTCGGCTTGTCTGTCTCAGCAGAAGTTTCTGTTTATGATCTGGCAAAAAAGGCTTACGCGCGGGTTGGCGGCTCAGCCAAGCCATAATAATGGGGGCTATGCACCACCCGACGCTAATGGGCAATGCGATGAACAGCATCAGCGGATCAAACACCAATGCTAGTGATGTGAGACTCAGACCGCAGGCAACATTCAGCCACATTTCCCGATAAAAACCTAAAACAGAGATACTGGATTGGTAGTTATCTGGGTTATAGCTTACCCATTGGTTGAGGTTACGCTGGCTTACACCAAGTCGCCAAAGCGTAACTCCAATAGCGTATAATGAGTAACCGGCATCGTGGGGTAGTATCATAATCGTGAGACCGATACGTGAAATGCGCTTCAAGGCTCCAGCTGAGACCAGTTGCAGATGTTGTTTAAGGGGACGGCGGTGCGGTTTATGAACGAGATCCCATGCTATGCTAAGCGCCGCAGGAAGAAACCATATTAGCGTAAGCACGCTAAACCAGTATAAAGGGTTGGGGAGCCAGAGCAGCGTGCTCAATACGAGCAGCATGATCGACGGCGCTACCAGGCTGCGTCGGAGATTATCCAATAATTTCCAACGAGAAAGGATGGACAATGGATTTTTTTCCCTGCTTCCGTCAGCTTTTCTGACCCGAACCCTTAACCAATTGAGCAGTTGCCAATCTCCGCGGATCCAGCGCGTACGACGTGCCACGTCTGAGATATAATTAGTTGGATATTGTTCGTAAAGTAAAACGTCGCTCAGCAGACCAGAGCGGGCGTAACATCCTTCGAGCAGGTCGTGACTGAGTACGAGATTTTCCGGACAGACGTTGGCAGTGGACTGGACAAAAATATCTACATCATAGATACCTTTTCCTACGAACGATCCCTCGCCAAAAAGATCCTGATATATATCTGAAGACATCATCGAATAGGGATTATTACCCGGGACGCTGCTGCGCATGGCGGCGTAGCGCCCCTGACCGTAAAGAGGCATTTCCTCTGCTAAGCCTGGCTGTAAAATACCGTACCCTTTAACGACTCGTTGGAACCTTGGATCATATTCTGGTTTATTCAGCGGATGCGCCATTGTGGCCACCAGTTTATGGGCGGTATCGCGAGGAAGGAGCGTATCACTGTCAAGAGTGATGACGTATTTAATCCGTCCGGGCAAAGCCTGCGAGTGAAAGCCTGCAACGCTCGAAAACTGGGTTCCCGGTTGGCGTAACCAGCTGTTAAGAAGAGCTAGTTTGCCCCGCTTGCGTTCATATCCCATCCAGATTCTCTGCGAATCGTTCCACACCGGCTGGCGGTGCAGTAGATAAAATCGTGATCGGCCGCTAGGGTTGCGCCGATTAAGTCTCTGCGTCTCAGCAATCGCTTGCCTTAAAAGGACAGTGTTTTCCTCGGTATCCTCAGTTGATGAATCCGGAAAATCGGTAAGAAGTGCAAAGCAGAGATTTTCATCCTGATTGCCAAGGCTGCAGACTTCCAGGCGAGAGAGAAGTTTGCTGAGGCTTTCATAGCTTGTCAGCATGCAAGGGATCGCAACCATTGTGGCATATTCAACTGGTATCCCACTTGAAAAGTCCATCCGCGGCAGAGGTCTGGGAATACGAAAGCGTGTCGTTGCTTCGCTAAGCATATCGCTGGCGAGTTGACTAATGGCAACAATAAGGGGGAGTGCTAGGGGAATGAGCAGCCAGAATATACCCTGTAGTGCAGTTTCATACAATATGATAGCCGTAGCGGCCGTGGTCAAGAGACTCAGGCTACCAAGCCATGACAGAAGGGGCGATTTATTCATACTCTGCCGCAGCCATTTCAATAGAGACCTTTCAACTGACAACAGTTGTTCGAGTTGTGGCCTACCACCTCCAAGCAGAAAATAACCGATATGTCGCTGCTCAGGATCTAGACTCGGTTCGCAAGACATTGCCAACACGCGGTTTGCAACTTCCGGTTCACTCAAGCTCGCATCCCTGGCAAGCGTTTCAATCACATGGCGATAATGATCTCGGGTGTCGAAGTGCATGCGAGGATATATACCAGCTGGGTCAAGGCGTAAAGTTTGCTCGACTACGCTGATGGTCTCTGCAAAATCAGACCAGTTCGTTTCACTCAGCAGACGTAAACCCGAAATACTGTTACTGACGGAAAGCTGGCTGGCGGCAAGCTGCTGATTGAAGCGATGAATCAGGACCTCAGTTGTAACACCTTGCTCTGCAAGACGTTGTTCAATCCAATTCAGAGGGAGTGCAAGAGCATTGCCATGTCCCTGCAGACGACGAACCATTTCAGCGACAAAGGCACTGCTCAATGGAGGATGATTACGCGCCATATCGGCAACAATCAAAATTAGGTCGGCGGGAGCATTCTCTGCACAATCAAAAATCCGCGTTATCCACATATCTGCAAGATTTCGCTCCTGCTGGGCTTGGGTCACTTCGTGGCTCACACGACGCAGGTTTTCTATCAGCGCTAGACGCAGCATTCCTGGCAAAGCCCATATCTCCCCCAACGTCAGAGGTGTCACCTCTTGATAGGCGGAAATATAACTGGTAAGGCTGCTGGTGTCCCAGCGTCCGTCGCCATGCGCTATGGCCTCTGAGGCCAAGTCATAAATTCTGGGACATTTATGTGGATAGGCTAGTACCGGAAGACCCTTACCAAAGCTTTTCGGTAAGTGCTGGCGTACCATGCGAATCTGCTCTTCAATCAGGTAATAGTTGTCCAGAAGCCACTCACCTGCGGGCATGATACTCGTTTTTTTTCCTGCATTGAGTAGATAGCAACATCGCGTAATTATCGTTTCATTGTCAGTTAGTCGTTTAAGAAGGTAGTACGGGAGTATTTCCGGAGACAATTTGTGCGTACGAGCCAGTTTTCTTCCAAAGCGTTCCAACTGAGGGGTAGAAAAAAGTTCCGAACGTAAATAGTTTTCTCCTCCCGAATCGTTGGCTGGGGCTGATATGTGTGCGCTGCCTTCGGGCAGAATACGAGAACGCTTAAACCACGCAATAGGTTTCATTTTCATTGGGTTGCTCTTTTGCTACGTTAACGCGCAGGAGCAGATGCGAAATCAGTTCAGAAACGTTCTCTCAGGATGGGCGTAAGGCATCGGGGATTTGACAACTGCTGATATTATATTAAGTGTAGAACATCGGCTGTGAAGCTAGCGCGGAGATATAAAAAGTGCTTTACACCCCGGACAAAGCATGGGGCTTTTTAGACGCAGTTTAGAGGAAGACTGAGCGGATTTTAATCCGCAAACAGGGCAGGTGACGGTGGTTGTTAATACACGTCCAAACAGTTTCATTGCGTAATCGATAACAGACATGATTATTAGCCTCTCAATTAATGTCTTTCACTCTATCACATCTGGCTAAAATTAAATCAATTTATAAATCACCCAATTATTTAACATAAGTGATGTTTTTTCTCTTTTCTAACACATCGCTTTCCTGCCTGTTTTAGAAGCGAACGAATTCCAGCGTTTTGAAATCCTTATGTTATTTTGCAACGTAAGAGGAGTTTTATCTAGGTTGCCGCCTGGATTGAACACTTGATTTTTTCTACAAGAAAAATCGGTTGATTCACATTCGATGTTCTGAAAGCGTTGCAAAATCCGTAAGATAAGTTTATAAATGCACTGTACATGCATACAGTAATTCATTGCGGAGGGAAAAATGATAATCGAGTTAACCATTGATCGCATGAAGAAACTTCCTCATGGAGCTGTACCTGCGCTAGAGTCAGAACTGGCCAATAGACTCAGTAAGCGGTTCGATGTTAGCCAGCTTACGATTAAGTGTGCCAGCAATGATGCACTGACTGTTTTCGGAGACGATAAGGAAGAGAGCGAGCACATACTGCAGGAGACCTGGGAAAGCGCTGACAAGTGATTTTATTAATCGCGTGAATTTTACTGGAGCAGTTTCAAAGAGTATCGCTGTTTGCGTTCCCCTGGCTGTTCCCGATTACTGTTTACCGCGCAAATAAGTCGCTCTGGGGGAAATAGTGTGTAGTGCAAATGCCTTTAATGCAGATGATCAATGGTACGACGTGGTCAGAAGGGCCGATAAAGCAGTTATCTATAGCTTCCCAGTTGAGGGCAGATATCTGGTTTATCGAGTAAATGGAATAGTTTCATTACGACCGTTACTCGAAGAGGAAGAAATCTTCACTCTCAACAGGTTCATGCAATTTGCAAAACGGCTTGGGTACCGAATTACACCACCGTCTGATATTATTCTTTCATAGGCCTGAACACCCTATACCTGATGCGCCACGGAGAGAACCATGGCGCTAGAATTACAACTTATCAAACACCACTCAGGAATACTGATCCCGGCTACGCCCGAGACCAGCGATATCCTGCAATCCAAAACCCGGCTCGGCGATGTTCTTGTTGCCGAGTTCAGGCGGGTACGAAACCCGGCATTTCACCGGCGCTTTTTCGCGCTTCTCAATCTCGGTTTTGAATACTGGGAACCAACTAGCGGGGCTATCTCGAGTAACGAGCGGAAGCTGATTACCGGCTACGCCAAGTTCCTGGCTTCGTATGGTGGGAATGAAGGCGCGCTGATCGATGCTGCTGAGCAGTATCTTGAGCAGGTTGCTTACCGGCGCGTCACGAATGGCATTAGCCTATGTAAATCCTTCGATGCTTACCGCTCCTGGGTGATCGTCGAGGCAGGGCACTTTGATGCCATTCAGCTCCCTGACGGCACACTCAAAAAGCATCCTCGAAGCATCTCGTTTGCCAACATGGACGAACTCGAGTTTCAGCAGCTCTATAAAGCTGCGCTCGATGTCCTCTGGCGCTGGGTACTGTCCCGTTCATTCCGCAGTCGCGATGAGGCAGAAAACGTCGCCGCGCAGCTGCTTGGCTTCGCGGGGTGATGGTAATGAAATATACCTGGTTTCATCATACCGACTGCAGCACCGAACAGGCCGACGAACTGGTTAAGCGTTACAAAGCTCGTGGCGTCCGGGTTGAGCGTAGCCTTAACCCGGATTACGTGACATGGACTGTCAGTGCATTCTTGCCGACTTCAAATTCACCAGCGCGCCCGGGCAGCCGCTGGCGAAACCGGATGTGGGGGTGAACGTGAAGACATATCAAATCACTTTACCCTGGCCGCCGAGCAACAACCGGTATTACAGGCACAACCGCGGGCGCACGCACATTAGCGCGGAAGGCGTCGCGTATTGCTATGCGGTGGCCAGCGTCATTCGAAGGGCTCGTCTTAATATCCGGACGGCTGCACCACTCAAAATCCTAATTGAATGTCACTTGCCCGACCGCCGGCGCCGCGATCTGGATAACCTGCAGAAGGCTGCATTCGACGCTTTAACCAAGGCGGGGTTCTGGCTGGATGACTGCCAGGTTGTCGACTATCGCGTTGTGAAAATGCCTGTCGTTAAGGGCGGGAAATTAGAACTCACCATTACCGAGCTGGAGACCGCATGAATCTTGAAAATACCCTCAAATATCACTTTGCCAAATCGACAATGATTAGCGACTCTCCGCGTGCTACTGCGTCAGACTCATTAACCGGGACGGATATCATGGCCGCTATGGGTATGACACAAGAACGGGCAGCATTGGGATACAGCGCCTTTCTCGGGAAGATGGGTATCAGCAACAATGACCGGGAGAGGGCGATCGAATTGCTGGCCCAGTACGCGTTGACTAAGTGCGATCGGGTTGCTGCACTTCGCAAACTGGATGCCAGGGTTAAGCCATTAGTGATGCACCAACTGGCCACCTTCGCATTCGAGGACTATTCCCGCAGCGCCGCCAGCATGAAGCAATGCGATGGCTGCAATGGGGAAGGGTTTGTCGACGCTGAGGTTTTCAGCATGAAGTCTCACACTCCAGCAAAAGAGAAGAGGTTCGTGAAGATGTCTTTGCTCATGGGGGTCGAAGATGTTCGACCTTCGGAGTATGAGGTGCGTAGACAGGTCAGAGAGGTTGCACGCGTTCTCTGCCCTCATTGTAAGGGGAAGAGGGTCGTTAGTTGTGCCTGTAAAGATTGCCATGGACGCGGGAAAGCAGTTAATCAGGCTCTTACAGAACAGCAGGGCGTTCCGGTTCTGGCTAATTGCAAGCGCTGTGGTGGGCGTGGGTACGAGCGAATCCCTTCCACTGAGGTTTACGTCGCGGTGTGCCAGATAACAGATGCAATCAGCCTTGATAGCTGGAAGAAGTCTGTTAAGCCCTTCTACGATCAGCTCATCACCAAGTTTGATATTGAAGAAGCGTGGGCTGATGCACAGCTGAAACAGATAACAAAATAGGGTGTTATTTTATCGTGAGCTATTTACTTTTCCCGAATCTGTGATAATTTTACTCTAACGATGGGTTATTGCCTTCGTTTAAAGCCCTGCGGTTAACACCGTGGGGCTTTTTGCTTAATAGCGATTTAAGAATTTCTATAACCATCACTATTCATTGCCTCTTATAATCTTTATATCGAAGAGGAGGGTATGATGAGAGAAGGCTATTACTGGATCCAGTACAATGGCAGCAGGCAGATCGCTTACTACATGCACGAAAAAATCGACGATTTAGAGTCGGGTGAAGTTATCTATGGTGCATGGTACGTGACTCGTGGAGATGACCTTGCCAATAATGGCGAGGTTGAAGTAATTAGCGAGCGTATTGAAGAGCCAAAGCTGTAACAGGAAAAAATTATGTGAAGCCTCTTAACTGTGCGAGGCGTTTAGTACCCATGGAAGAAGTAGCGAATCTTCAAGCCGATAAACTTCAACACTGGCCAGACATAATGCTGGATAAAATATAGAGCAGGCGGAACAACTAAGGTCGCACCGGTTGCGCAGATTGCGTATACCGCCGAGTCCTTTGCGATTAATGAGTAATTTAGGTTAAGCGTTTCAAGATTGATTGCATTGGCCATACTCGAACCTACAAATCCAGAGCTAAAAACAACCAGAAACACATATAGTGATGCTGTTATGAGCTTTAAAATTAGCCGAATGTATTTCACGATGAACACCTGCTGATTGATGTCATCTTTTTACACAAATGCCATCTGTTTAGCTAGCTTATAGGTCGCTTGCTTCTAAATAATACCCTGCTCATTGCCTTACCCTCACATTGCCAGCCTGTCGCTGGCTTTTTGATTTCAGGCTCCGGGTACCATCATCGACACGCCTTCTTGTTAATCGTCCCGACGGACTGACCCTTTTCAAACACATAGCACCCGCTAACTACGCGAGGTGAGAGTATGTATCGCATGGACAAACTAACCACCGGTGCTGCTTACGGCGCTTCAGCCGGCAGCATCCTAAACGGCATGCTGAATGCCTACAGTCCCGAACAGTGGAACGCTATCGGCGTGCTGGTGGGCATCATCGTTGCCGTACTGACGTATTTAACAAATCTCTATTTCAAAATCCGCGAAGACAGCCGCCGCAGCAGGAGCCGAGATGAACCCGACACTCAAAAATAAGCTGGTGGGGGCAATTTTTGGCGGAGCCAGCGCAATCTCTATAGCAGCAGTCATGCTGGGCAATGCAGATGGTCTTGAAGGGCGTCGCTATTACGCTTACCAGGATGTGGTTGGCGTCTGGACTGTATGCGATGGTCACACCGGTGCAGATATTCGTCGAGGCCACCGCTACAGCGATAAAGAATGTGACGCTTTGCTTCAATCCGACCTTCGCAAGGTCGCTGCAGCTATCGACCCGATGTTAAAGGTCCATGTTCCCGAAACCACTCGTGCCGCACTTTACTCCTTCACTTACAACGTGGGAACTGGAGCGTTTAGCAGATCGACGCTGCTGAAAAAGATGAACGCCGGAGATGTGCCGGGAGCATGCAAAGAACTGCAGCGCTGGACGTATGCTGGGGGCAAACAGTGGAAGGGGCTTATCACCCGGCGCGAGATTGAGCGCGAAGTCTGCGAGTGGGGCCAGAAATGAGTCGATTAACAGCCATCATCTGCGCTGTCGTTATCTGCCTTGTGGTTTCGATGGCCTGGGCGATTAATCACTACCGCGGCAAGGCCATCACCTACAAAGACCAACGCGATAAAGCTACGGTCCGAGCAGAAACATCAGAGGCGATCACAAACAACGTGGTCACCACGATGAACCTCATCCGTGACATTTCACAGGCTACCCAGAATGCAAAGAACGATCTGGCTCAAAAGGGCGAGACGCGCATTGTCTACATCAGGCAGGCGCTTGAAGGCGATCCGTGTGCTAACCAACTTGTTCCTTCTGCCGCTGCTGACAGCCTGCGGGAATACGCAGACAGTTTACGTCCCGGCTCCGGTGGTACCGATAAGCGCTGACCTGACCGCAGATACGCCGATCCCCGGAATGGTGGTCCCGTTCACATGGCAGGCAAGTCTTGAGTTAAACGCTCAGCTATACACGGCGCTGGGGCAGTGCAATCTGGATAAAGCCGCAATCAGGCAAATAGAGTCATCAAGAGCCACTAAATAATGCCACGCAATTTACCTATTTTTCTGGAGTCAGTGATACGATTCTGATACTACAGGTCGATATGAGGCTAAGAGAGATAAATGGTTACTGTTAGCGAAGTCTATGACGCAGGCTGCAAGTATTTTAAGGGTGGTAATTTCTTTGTAGAGATACATAGAATTGGCATTCGGTTTGTGCACGAGACCATCGTTGATGGGCAAATTAAAACCGAAAGCCATTTTCTACAGCGCAATCTGGATGATATTTCAGTGCCAGAATTGTTAGGCTTCCTTCAGGCCTCAACAGAAGAGCCTAAATACAGCGATAACTAACCCCCTTCGGGCGGTTTTTATGCCATTACCATGAAAAGGCTCATCGTAATGGCACATGCTTTGAAAAGCTACTCAGGTTCTCGCTTGGCTTTTACCATTGCGGGTAACGTAAAGGAGTACGTCAAAAACACCTCTGTAAATTTAAGCAACTGATCAACCTCGTCAGCAGTAAATTCTTCGTCAGAATGAACGGCACCATTAGTATCAATACGTACTATATGAGCCCAGTCAGCCATTTCTTGCGTTATTAAACCAGTTTCCCTAAGCGCTGATATGCGCCTTACAAGCTTATCTTCCTCTTTTAAGTGAAGAACTTTCGTAGCTATATCAATCACTTTTCTGCAATTCATTGCACTAGTTTCATACCTTCCGCGTGTGAAGTCATCTTTTGCTTCGATAAAAAATTTTGCTGCTCTTTCTGGTGTGTTTGCAGGGGCATCTAAGGCAATTTTTTTTGGGTATGTTCGAAGTACATGCATTCTGTCAGCTGACCTGGCCTCTATAGGATATATTGTGTTGTTTGCCTGTTTCTCAGGGCTGCTATGGGAGCCAGTTTGAATTTCAGCGATAAGCAATTTCAAGCAAGACTGGCACTGAAAAACTACTGAGTAAACTCCGGGAACAAGGGGAGCTTCGGTAATAGAGCTGAGGACGGCATTTTCTTTCAGGCAATGCGGACATGTGTCATTGATAGATAACATTCCCATATATTAATTCCCTTAACATAGATAATAGTAATGATGCCCCTCACTGACAAACAAGTAAGCTCAGTAGCGAGTGGCTTTATGATTTATCTTACTAATATCCATCAACTCTAAGTCAAAAACTAGAGGTAGTTATGGCAAAACCGGACTGGGGCGAGCTTCAGCAACGGTTCCTGTCCGAACATGCCGTAAACGGCGTATCACCGAAGGAGTGGTGTGAAGCGCAGGGACTAAACTACGCTACCGCCCGTCGATATATCAAAAAACCTTCTGCGCAAACTACGCAAAAATCTGCGCAGAAAAAAGTGCGCACTGCGCAGAAAGATAAAAGCGCAAATGAGCTGATGGATGATGATGTACTTACTGCTCAGCAACGCTTATTTGTCGCTGAGTATCTGAAGGATGGCAATGCCACACAGGCAGCTATCCGGGCTGGCTACAGTAGAAAATCAGCTGAACAAATCGGCTATCAACTCCTTCAGAAAACTTCAGTTGCGCAGGCCATTGCGCAGCAGCAAAAAGCGTCCATTGCGCGCACGCTTGGTGGTGCTGATGAAGTCCTCGAGCAGATGTGGCAACTGGCCACCTTTGATGCAAACCAGCTTTCGCAGTATCGCCGCGGTGCGTGTCGTTACTGCTGGGGATTCGGTCATCACTACCAGTGGCGAGATGCAGTGGAGTTCGAAGAGAAAAGACTCGAGGCTGTTGAGCGTGACAGACGTGAACCCAAAGATTCCGGCGGCTATGGTTACGACCACAACCGAGAACCAAACCCAGAATGCCCGCGCTGCAACGGCGATGGCATTGGCCAGCCTTACTTCGCTGACACAAGGAAACTTTCCCCTGATGCTGCGCTGGCTTACTCCGGCGTCAAGCTGGGGAAGAGTGGCGTGGAGATTACGGCCATAAGCCGCGAGCGGATGTTCGAAGCGGTAATGAAGCGACTTGGCCTGGCCGATAGCGAGTTCGCACAACGTCTGCAGCAGATTGAAATCGAGCGTCGGCAGCTGGAGGTTGAGAAACTCCGTAAAGAGCTGGCCGGTGATGGTGACGACGACGAACCAACCCCAGTGCAGATCAATATCAACGTAGTGGATGCGAGGGCGGACGATGGGGATCAGCCCGACACTTAATATTCCTCAGGCGCGCTTCCTCGCGATGCAGCACAAATTCAAAGCCTACGTAGCCGGGTTCGGTTCCGGCAAGACGTGGGTAGGGTGTGGCGGCATCTGCAAAGGGATGTGGGAACACCCGAAGATTAACCAGGGTTATTTCGCGCCGACGTACCCGCAGATCCGTGACATCTTCTACCCGACGATTGAAGAGGTGGCCTTTGACTGGGGCTTGAACGTCAAAATCAATGAGGGTAAATTCGATCGCATTGATACCGGAGCCATCATTGACCAGCGGCCGGTGAGTGTGATCCCGCCGGGCAACCAGTCGCCGCCTGCGAACATTGTGATCAGCTCGTTTTCTGTGGTGCAGCAAAATATCAGTGTCGAAACGATGCGCGTGAGCTGGGACCAGGCGCAGAACGCTATCGCCTATGAAGCGCAATGGCGCCGCAACGACGGGAACTGGGTCAACGTGCCGCGCAGCTCCACCACGTCGTTCGACGTCCCGGGGATTTATGCCGGGCGCTACCTGGTGCGCGTGCGCGCAATCAATGCCGCAGAAATTTCATCCGGGTGGGGCTATTCAGAAGAGAAAATGCTGACGGGTAAAGTGGGCAACCCACCGAAGCCGGTTGGCTTCATCGCTTCTGAAAACGTTGTATTCGGTATCGAGCTGAACTGGGGATTCCCGGCGAATACCGACGACACGCTGAAGACGGAAATTCAGTACAGCCTGACAGGTACCGAAGACGATGCGATGCTGCTGGCCGATGTGCCTTACCCGCAGCGCAAATATCAGCAGATGGGCCTTAAGGCTGGGCAGATTTTCTGGTACCGCGCGCAGCTGGTGGACCGCAGCGGCAACGAATCAGGTTACACAGAATGGGTGCGCGGTCAGGCCAGTATCGATGTGTCCGACATCACCGATGTGATCCTGGAGGAGATTAAAGACTCAGAAACGTTCAAAGACCTGATCGAGAACGCGGTGGACAGCAATGAAAAAATTGCTGGCATGGCTGACGATATCAAACAGGCCAATGATGAACTTGAGCAGCATGCGAAAGATATCGCCAAAAACGCCCAGGACGTCGGGAAGGTTCAGACCAGCGTTAATGAGCTTTTGAGCACGGTTGGTGATGTGTCGTCCTCTCTCTCGGAGCTTGAGCAGACCGTGGCGACGGCTGATACCGCGCTGGGCCAGCGCATCGATAACATCAGTGTGTCCATGGACGGCATGACTGGCGGGGTGAAGAACTCGGCAATCGCTATTATCCAGGGAAACCTGGCTCAGGTAGCCACGCGTAAAACTCTGTCTGCTTCGGTTGCCGGTAACAGCGCGCAGCTGGACCGCATTGATGAGGTGATCGTTAACGGGAAGGAGGCAACGGCACGCTCTCTGCTGAGTCTTCAGACGGACGTGAACGGCAACAAAGCGTCAATCAATAGCCTGAACCAGACGTTTTCGGACTATCAGCAGGCTATGACCACGCAGGTAAACAGCATTACAGCGACAGTGAATGGACACACTGCAGCGATCACAACCAACGCGCAGGCCATTGCGAACGTCAACGGCGACCTGAAGGCGATGTACAGCATCAAAGTCGGGTTATCGAGCAATGGCCAGTATTATGCAGCAGGGATGGGGATTGGTGTTGAGAATACTCCCGGTGGCATGCAGTCGCAGGTTGTTTTTCTGGCTGACCGCTTTGCTGTGACCCAGTACGCCGGAGCCACGGTTACGCTTCCGTTCGTTATTCAGAACGGGCAAACCATCATTCGGGAAACGCTCATTGGTGACGGGACAATCGGCAACCTTAAACTCGGCAACTACATCCAGTCGACAACCTGGGATGGAACCGGAAACGTTGGCTGGCACATCAACAAATCCGGTTATGCCGTGTTCAATAATGTCACCGTGCGTGGAACGGTTTACGCCACGAACGGGGAGTTTACCGGGAAAGTGACGGCAACCAGTGGCTCATTCAGGGGGACAGTGGAGGCTGAGAATTTTGTCGGTGATGTGGTTAACGCAGGTGTCGGTCTGGATAAATCCAAATCCGGCTCAGGAGGTGTAACGACCAATCTGACTTATACGGATACAACCGGAACCAGCAAGCCCAAGACAGTAATTGTATCAGCGGTTGTATTGATATATGGCGTATCTGGCGACGATGCCACTGCGCGGATATCAGTGACCATTGACGGAACCACAAAGGATTATCAGTGGGTAACCTGTTCAACCCGAAATACAACCAACGCTGTAGCGGTCCCGGTGATTTTTGCGAAAAGCGGTATTACGAAACAGGTAGTGACTGCATCAATAAGCGTAAATGATATGTCGGGAGGAACTAACGCATCGAAGAAAGAGATTCTTTCACCGGTTCTGCAGATAGCGCGTGGTTCAGGTTCATTTTCCGCGTCATAAAAATAAAGCCCCTGTCGGGGCTTTATTTATTTCACTTGAATGGTGCTTTAATTTTTTGGGCCGGGAGTTCTCTGTCTTTGTAAGAGACGCCACCAGTACATGGCTTAACGTGTGAGACATTATCGTAAGACGTGACAGTGGACGTATTCGCGTTAACACAGGCGTCAATCTGGCGTTTCTGTGCTGTTCCACCATCGCCATATCCAGGATTGGATGTGTGTCCCGCTTCAGAAGCTACAGACAGTGATGACATTGACAATAACGTCACGCCAATAAGCATCGATAAATAGTTATTTTTCATTTTTGCATTCCATTAATTAGTGGAATGCCCATATTCACAAATAAGCATTAATTATTCAGATCGTTTGTGCGAATCAATATTTAGTTATTGATCGTTTATAGCGATCAATTAATTAGGAGGTACCTATGCTTTATAACACTGGCACTATCGCTATTAACGGAAATACCGCAACCGGCACTGGTACAAACTGGACGGCACCGGCCAGCCAGGTTCGCGCTGGCCAGACGATTATCGTGATGTCTAACCCTGTCCAGATGTTCCAGATTTCATCAGTGAACAGCGCCACGTCAATGACAGTTACTCCAGCTGCTTCCCCGGCATTGAGCGGCCAGAAGTACGGCATTCTGGTATCAGACAATATCTCTGTCGATGGCCTGGCGCAGGCGATGTCACAGCTCATCAACGACTATGACGAGAATATCGGTGCGTGGGAGACCTTCGCTACCACATCAGCAAATCAGAGCATTACCGTGACCATCAACGGCACCGCCGTAACCATCCCCGGCATCGGTAAACTGGCGCAGAAAGGGAGCAACGGTGCGCTTGCTATTGCTGATGGCGGCACCGGGGCAACGAAGGCGGAAGACGCTCGCACAAACCTCGGTTTGGGAGATAGCGTCACAGCCAACTTCGGAAGCCTCGAAATTGGAGCGAAAAAAGCCTCTTCAGCAAGCTTTATTGATTTCCTTTTTTTGGGCACGAATGACTATGACGCTCGCATTCTGTGTGGTGGTAATTCTACTGGTGCTATTGGCAAGGGAGACTTTACATTTTACGCCGGGAAATACGTGTTTATCGGTGATAGTTTCGAGTTTCGTAACCCCATCAACTGCCAGAACAGCATCTCCGCTGATGGCTCAATCAGAGCAACCACAGCATCAAACATTTGGGCTTCCAGCGATACTCAAAACGCCCATGTGTGGTTTTATGGAGCCAGTGGGAATGCATCGCGCGGGGTAATCTATGCTGGCAGGGATGGCTCTATGCGAATCAGGCCGGACAATAATGATAATGGCGGGGTGAATGGCTATAGCTTCGCATTTGGAGCTGATGGCAGATTTACCTGTGTCACGATGAACCAGACCTCAGATGAGCGAGTGAAATTCGATAAAGAGTCCGTCAGTGAGGCTCTGGAGAAGATTTGTTCCCTGACGGGCTACACATTCGGCATTCAACTCACAGAATCAGAGTCGGTACGTAGCGCAGGCATCATCGCCCAGGAACTGGAGCAGGTTCTGCCGGTTGCGGTGAGTTCTGGCGGCACCGGCACAACTCCGGAAGGCAAAGAGATTAATGACCTCAAAACCGTAGACTACAGCGCAATGAGCGCCCTATACGTTGAGGCAATCAAAGAATTAACTAACCGGTTAAAAAATGTTGAGAGCGAACTTGCTGCGCTACGGGACCGCTCAAATGCTTAATTTTCTGTCTTATCTTCTAAAGCCCTTACGCGGATTATCAGGGCTTTTATCGCGGCCAGCGCATCGAGCAACAGGGGCGTCTGGTCAAGGTGTAATATGCCGCCAATTTCTTTGACATATTCAGGATCGATTGTCTGAATTTGCTGTGATATCACTCCGCGACGCGGGGTTTGCGTTTCATCATCTTTGAAGGTGAAGTGTTTGAATTCCATCCGTGAAATGTTGCCCAGCGCCTCTTCTGGATCGAGGTCGTCACCAATATTTTTCATAATTCTGTCTGAAACTGCAGACGTCATTATCTCCTTCCATGGGCTCCATGTATCAGTGTTGTAACCCCTGAAAAAAAAACCTTCCCGCATCAGTTTTATTGGCATACGGCAAGCAGAACTGCGTTAAGGCTACATCAGGAATACGGACATAATTTTGAACATACCCATACCAGCTGGTGATAGGGCCTGAAGTTGATTTCGCCATATCTAACAGCAAACGATATGTACCAGGTTCAGTCAGGGCATTGAAATTTGTCCCATCAGGAGCAACTGCCATATCTGTTTTAAAGGCCCTGGCATCACCAGTTGGCAACCCGAATGCCCCCACCTGCATGACGTTCCCGGCTGCGCCGCCTGCATCCAGCGTGGCGCTACTTCCTAAACCGACGTTTTATAGATTGCTCTTGAGCGGCCTGGCCGATAACTTCACCTGATTTTTTTGCAGGAATGAGTGGGTGAAAAATATGCAAATCGGCTATGTAAGGGTGTCAACAAATGACCAAAATACGGATCTCCAGCGACAAGCTCTCGAACGTGCAGGATGTGAACAGATTTTCGAAGAAAAAATGAGCGGAACAGTGGCGAAGCAGGTAGCGATAATTTATGACGTTGCCGTATGCACGCTTTATAAAAAATTTCCCGCTTCAAAGTCGGCTTAAATCTGCTCACATAGAATTGCGGCCTTAAAATTTACAAAACTCATAATCCGAAGCGACATCGAAACTTAGAAACGAAACGGCGAAGCTTTAATCAGCCATGACAGACCCTGTGTCTTGCGTGCATACTCAAATAAAACTACTGTATATAAAAACAGTATTTGAGGTGTGCATTATGGAGTTCATCAGGCCTACAGAACTGCGAGAAATTATTGCTCTCCCGCTTTTCAGTGACTTAGTACAGTGTGGTTTCCCAAGCCCAGCGGCTGATTACGTTGAACAGCGTATCGATCTCAATGAGTTACTGGTTTCCCACCCTAGCTCGACATATTTCGTTAAGGCGGCCGGCGACTCAATGATCGAAGCCGGGATTAGCGACGGCGATCTGCTGGTGGTGGACAGCTCCAGGACTGCTGAGCATGGTGACATTGTCATCGCCGCTGTGGAAGGGGAGTTCACTGTTAAACGTCTGCAACTGCGCCCGACCGTACAACTCAATCCTATGAACAGCGCCTACAGTCCAATTGTTGTTGGCAGTGAAGACACGCTGGACGTGTTTGGCGTTGTTACTTTCATCGTGAAATCTGCGAGCTGAATATGTTTGCCCTCTGTGATGTGAATTCGTTCTACGCATCATGCGAGACTGTATTCAGGCCGGACCTGAGAGGGAGGCCGGTTGTCGTTCTCTCAAATAACGATGGCTGTGTAATCGCACGCAGCGCAGAAGCGAAAGCGGTCGGAATCACAATGGGGGAGCCATTCTTCAAGAAAAAGGAGCTCTTCCGGCGCGCTGGCGTTGTTTGCTTCAGCAGCAATTACGAGCTTTACGCTGACATGTCGAACCGGGTAATGACGACACTGGAAGAAATGAGCCCCCGCGTCGAAATTTACAGTATCGATGAAGCTTTTTGTGATCTTACTGGAGTGAGAAACTGCCGGGACCTGACCGAGTTCGGCAAGGAGATCCGCGCTACGGTTCTGAAGCGGACGCATCTCACCGTCGGGGTTGGCATTGCTCAGACCAAAACACTGGCAAAGCTGGCAAACCACGCCGCTAAGAAATGGCAGCGCCAGACTGGCGGGGTGGTTGATTTGTCCAATATCGATCGCCAGCGCCGACTCCTTGCCCTAGTACCCGTTGAGGACGTATGGGGCGTCGGCAGGCGCATCAGCAAGAAGCTTAACGCTATGGGCATTAAAACGGCTTTGGATCTCTCAGAACAAAGCACATGGATTATTCGCAAACACTTCAATGTTGTGCTGGAGCGAACCGTTCGTGAGTTGCGCGGCGAGCCTTGTCTTGAGCTGGAAGAGTTTGCGCCGGCAAAGCAGGAAATCGTCTGCAGTCGGTCATTTGGCGAACGCGTCACCGAGTACGAACAGATGCGCCAGGCTATCTGCAGTTATGCAGCGCGTGGCGCCGAAAAACTTCGCGGCGAGCACCAGTATTGCCGCTTTATTTCTGCATTCGTGAAAACCTCTCCCTTTGCACTTAACGAGCCATACTACGGTAACAGTGCATCAATTAAGCTTCTTACTCCTACTCAGGATTCCCGCGACATTATCAACGCCGCGGTAAAGTGCCTGGACAAAATCTGGAAGGATGGTCACAGGTACCAGAAAGCCGGAATTATGCTGGGTGACTTCTTCAGCCAGGGAGTGGCCCAGCTCAACTTATTCGATGAGAATGCGGCGCGGGCCGGTAGCGAAAGGTTGATGGAAGTGCTCGATCACCTGAACGCGAAAGACGGAAAAGGAACGCTCTACTTTGCCGGGCAGGGCATTCAGCAGCAGTGGCAGATGAAGCGTGAGATGCTTTCTCCGCGGTACACTACAAGGTTTTCAGATCTCATTAGGGTTCGATGACCTTCATTGAACCCTTCGACTGATCTCAGTCTTAGCAGGGGGTAAATAAACTATTCAAAATCATCCAATGTACCGTTTATTATGCCTTCTTCGATATCACCAAGACCGAATTTTCCAACTAAGACATCACATTGCATAGTTATTGAAACACTCATAGTCCGCCCTGGAACTCCAGCTTCGTTACGATATTCGCCACTTGCAACAGCTGATAATTCTGCTTGGAAACCTTCATTGAAATTATAACTCTCCAAGTTTACATCTTCGACAGTCTCAAAAATTGTATTCGACATCGCAATGGCACCTGAAACACCCTCTCCATCGAAAATATTAAATGGCTGCCTTTCAAACTCATCCTTACACTCTTCAGCAAGCAGGTCACCAGAAATAAGTTTAAATGGTATTCCGTCGAATAAACTCTCGAGATGTTCAAAAACATAATCAGCCGTGAAATCTTCATTGTCAGAATTCTCTTCTTCAACTATTAGTTCGAGCCTCTTTGCCAATTCATCATCAATATAAACATACTTTACTTTTCCTAAAGTTTCATTGTTGAAATTCTTGTCATTCAATAAGGATTCGAAATCTTCATAACCAAATAGAGATGCGACAATTAAGCTTAAAGCATTAAGGGAAATGCATATATTATCCTGCCTTAAGCTTTTATCAATTTCTCGTATAAGGTAATACGCAGATGGGAATCTGTTCGATGCATGTGTAGCCCTTGCTTTGGCGCTGTCGTTTTCAAATCTCAATCTTTCTAAATCTGTTTGCTTTCTTTTTTTCTCCAAATCAAGTTTTGATATGTTCTCTTTGTTTTGTGCTTCTTGTGTTAATGCTTCCTGTTCTTTTAGTTTGGATTTTGCCTCCAAGGCTTTTTGTTCTAATCGAGAGGAACGCTCCTTCAAATGACTAAGTATAATATCTTTTTTATTTATATCTTGCTGAACTAATTGTTCTAAGAATTGTTTGTTAGGATTGGACTTTAATTTCTCTTTGTTTAGGTTTTTTTTGATGGTTTATTTTAATTAACTCGATATCGACTGCTTGCTTATGAAGACTTTCATTTGCCCAGTGTTGTAGGAAGTTAATAATAAATGAAAACCATGGGAAAAGGAACAAGTAAAATGCAGCAATTGTGAATGGAATTAGGAAAAGTTTATTCCATCCTAAAATTGGTGTGTCAGATAAATAACTATAAAAAACATCGATTCGCTCTGAAACTTTACCATCCCCCCAAAAGAGTAGAGATAGTTCTTTCCAATTACAAATTATCCATGAGCAAAAAAAAGTACCAATAAATGGATCATTTACTTTAGTCTTAGCATTTCCTGCTATTGATGTAAATATATCGTCTAAAAATTTCATTTTTCCAAGTGAAAGTGAGTGAACATGAATATTAATTTACCAGAAAAACATCAACATAAAAACATTTCTCTCACACAAATCTCATTCTCCCTCTAACTTTCCGTTTTAGACAGCTCAAAAGAATTTTACCTTAATGTCTGTTCATCTATTGTACGGCAAAAGCCTGTTGTCACAGAAACTAGTTGTCTGCAGAAACATCCTGGATAAATTTTATTCCTTAATTCTTAACATTCCCAACGGCTCGTGACACAGCATGCCAAATAAACTTGTCAGTGGGAACAGCTCCATCGGCAGTAATTTCTTCAGCTTCCTTTCCGCCTATATCCTGTCGCATCCACTCCCTCGCCGCTTCAGGTGACAGGACCAGCGGCCTGCGGTCGTGAATGTCGACCAGACCCTTATCAGCTGCAGACGTCACTATCAGAAAGCCTTCCGCTTCATCGCCTCGTTCGAACGGCGTGCTGCCGATCGCCGCCATAAATATCGGCTGACCATCTACCCGGTGAATGAAGTAGGGCTGTTTCTTGTCGCCTTCCTTTTTCCATTCAAACCACCCATCCGCAAAACAGATCGCCCGGCCATGCTGCCAGAGAGGTTTAAACATTCTGCTTGTGGCCGCGGTCTCGACGCGCGCGTTAATTATTGGCGGCTTATCCCACCACCCGGGAGCGTAACCCCAAAAAACAGGATCCAGATGCAGTTGCTCGTCGCGTTCGCTCAACAGCAGCACTTTGGTGCCGGGCGCGACATTGTACCGGCCAATAGGTTCAGGGTCGTATGCTATGTCGCGATCAGCTTCATCGGACAGGTAAGCCAGGTATTCTTCACGCGTTTGAGCTTGTGCAAAACGCCCACACATAGAAACCTCCAGCCAGATGTCAGACTTAAAGTATAGGGCAGGGAGAAGAAGGGGGGCGCACTGGCTAAAGTTAGGGGCAAATTTAGGGGCAAAATGCGAAATAGGGGCAGAAAAAGGGCACGAAAAATGTAGTTCTGGGTAGCTTTAGGGAGAAGTTATTATGCTATAACTAATTGAATTAAATGATAAAATAAATGATATCAGGGTTGGCAAAATCAGCGTAGCTTATTCAGGTTGTATTGCTCTTTCTTATTAATATCTTGATTTTGTTGCATTTAATCTGTACTCAAATTTCAAATGGGGCACCAGTGGGGCAAACGGTTTAGAGGGGCAGCTTCTGTCAGCATTGCCCTCTCTTTGCTGTTCATCTCTTCACTCTATGAAGCTTAGATTTCAAACACCCTCTGCGCATTTTAGTGCCCCATCTGACTGGCAATAAAAGACGGGTCAGCGCCTGCGGTTAACCACCAGCATGCGAAAGTGTGCCGTGTATGGTACGGATTGTTGCGCCGAATGCCAGCACGTTTTACAGGATTTTGAATTGTGGACGGCAGCAACCTTGCTTTGTGATATCGCGTATAATGCGGCTTCGACATACTCTGAACATTCCAGTGGCTTATGCTATGACCCTCAATCGCTTTTGTTATTTGCTTCTGTTGATCGCCGCAATCGGAAGTCTATTCACCTCGCATCCGTTTATCCTGTGGCTCCTGCTTATCAACGTACTGACGTTAGCGACGTATGGCGCCGACAAAATGGCGGCGCGAAGGGCCATGCGCAGAGTGCCGGAAGCCACACTGCTGGTATTTGGCCTTATCGGCGGATGGCCCGGGGCGATTATAGGTCAGCAACTGTTTCGCCATAAAACGCAAAAGCAGCCCTTCAAAACCTACTTCATTGTCAGTGTCATCGTCAGTATTTCAGCGATGGTGGCGGTGTACCAACTCTTTCCTGTTTTAACGTACTGAGCGTGTACAAACGGAATGCAATAACGCGCTGACCACGGTAGATAACTAAAAACGACTGCCAATAGTAGTAGGAATATTCTTAAGGTGTTGCTGTTTTTTGCACGATCTGAATAATGTGTGCAACGACACGGATGACAACATCTCATGAAAATTCAAACTATTACACTGGCAATGCTGGTGGTCGTTTCTGCGCCTTCGAGGTCAGCTTTTCAGGCGCGGGAATATAATACCTGGTATATAAAAAATGCTGTTCTTTACGATATGACCCAGACTTCAGACGGTTTCCCGGTCATGTTGAGCATCTCCCAGCCTGAGCGGAAATCAGCAAATTTGCTGGTCTCCTATATCACCGAAGGGCGCTGTGGCGGGACCCGACAAGAACTTAACGTGAATGGCAAAGTGCTTCCGGCCACGTATTATTGTGTTCAGGTCGGGCAGAACCGGATAGAGCATTTTTCGGTGAAAGATGCGCAGAGCGTTAACGGCATGGTTAACCATCTGAAATCGGATTTCACCTTACTTCTTCAAAACGACATCAAGGTCTGGGCCGCGAACATTAATGCGCCCAAATACGGCCTCGCGCCGCGATTCTGACACGTACACCTCGACCTCATCACCTGTTAGCTAAGGGGTTACGCCCTGTATCACAGAATAAATAGCATCCGTGACAACGCCACGTTTTACCACAATCCTGCTACGCTTTTTGTGTTGTACAAGGGAGCACAAACATGAAGAACAAAGATGAACAAACGGGATTAGTGGGACTGGCAATTGGCGCCGCCGTTATCGGTCTTGTTTCAGCACAGCAACCCATCCATCGCGACAGTATTGTGAGTGAACTGGTCAGACTCGGCAGACAGAAGGGCGATGGCGTTGAAGATGAGGTTTTCGTTAAGGCTGCCGAGCTCGTGAGAAAGGGGGTGTAA